GTGCACTAACTGGAAAACCGGTAAAAACTATAACAAAGCATAAAACTGTTACTGGTAAAGCAAAACCCAAAATAACAGTTAGTAAGCCTAATACTAATAACATAAAAGCAAATAGAAAAACTGAAACTCTAAGTGCTTCCGCAAACAAAATACAGACTACAATAGGTCCTGGTGTTAATTTAACTTCTTTACAGTCGCTTATAAACCAACACTTACAAAACATAATCTCTACGAATATGGGGGACGGCTCAAGCAAGAGAATTTTAAATTATCGTACAGGTAGATTTGCAGCGTCAGCTAAAGTAGAATCAATGAGTCAGAGTAGGCAGGGAATGATTACAGCTTTTTATAGCTATATGAAAAATCCTTATCAAACATTTGAGCCAGGATTTAGACAGGGAAGTCCTAAAACACGAGACCCTAAATTGCTAATATCGCAGTCAATCAGAGAGATCGCTGCTACAAGGGTAGGTAATCAACTAAGGGCAGTTTCATTATGAGTCGCAGAACATCAATTCTTACTGCCTTAGCAGATAAGTTTAAAACCTTGCTAAACGGTACTACTTATCCCTCAAATGTTTATGGTAATGCCTACGCTAAATTAAAATTTTGGGATGAAGTCAACGACTTTCCCTGTGTGTATATGAGTCCCGGCGGTGAATATCGTCAGTATGAACCAGCAGGATTTGCTTGGGGCTTTTTAACTGTAAGCATAAAAGTTTACACCCGTGGTGAAGATTCTCAAATGCAACTAGAGCAGTTGCTAGAGGATATAGAAAACGTAGTAGACTCTAATAGATCCGTAGTCTATGATACTACAAAAAACTATGAAACAACTGAGATATTAATTGTTTCAATCACAACAGACGAAGGTTTATTACAGCCTTACGCTGTTGGAGAAATTAACTTACAGGTTCGTTATCAGATTATGTAAGTATGCGTAGCTTTAAGCTATATAAGAAATCGTACCTCAAATGCGCAAACACAGATAAATATCTCGTAATGTGCTGATGAGTACATAAAATTAAAGGAATAGAAAAATGGCAACATTTAATCTAGTTAGAAATAGTAGAGTATTTTACACTACTAACGTAGACCCTTCAACTGGTGCAGTAGCTGCAACAGGTTTTACAACTGCAAATACGCAGGAGCTACAAGTTCTTGACGGATTTACTTTTGGTCAAACTTCAAATGCTGATACAATTACAATCTCTGAAGCAGGTGCTACACCTACTCGTGGGCAGCGATCATTCAATACAAGTCTAGGTCAAGCAGACTTTTCATTCTCAACATATATTCGTCCATACAAGGCAACTACAGTAAAATGTGAAGAATCAGTACTGTGGAACTCCTTAATGGGTTCAGTAGCATTAGATTCTGCAAGCGCTGTAGCTTTAGACTTCTCAACTGCTAGTAATACTCCTTCAGCTCTTAGCTGGACTGCAGCTTCTGGAACTACACCAGGTTATTTAACTTTTACAACTACTAGTACTACAGGTTTAGTAGACGGTGAAGTAGTAATGGTTACTGGCCACCTACTAAAAGACCGTAACGTTGCACTAAAAATCCAGTTAGGCGATAATACTGGTGCAAATACCGCTACAAAATTCAGAGGCACATGGGTAGCAAATCCCGCAACTGCAGCAACTGAAGTTTTTGGAGATTGGGAAGGCGTAATACTTAGAAGAACAGCTTGGAATGCTCAAACTGGTGGAACAGGTCTTACTGCCGCAAGTACAGATGCATGGACAGCATACTCAGAAGTTAGTAGTGCATTAAGTAATAAGAATCAACTAGTTAAGTTTGGTATGGTTATGGTTGTTGATGGCATTACCTATGTTATTAACAATTGCTGTATGAATCAAGCAGTTATTGACTTTGGTCTTGATGGTATTGCTATGGCAGCTTGGACTGGAATGGGAACAGAGTTAAAACAGTTACCTTATCAACTAGTATTTGATCCACTGACACCATTTGGTGTTACTAGAGCTGATACAAGCGCATCTGTAGGTAATTATACTTACAAGAATACTACTGCTGAATTTATTACTAATAAGTTAAGCACAATATCCTTAAAAGCCGGTATTAATGGAACAACTTCTGGCGCATTAGGTGGTACGGCAGGAACAGAATATAAACTAGCCTTAACAGGTGGGTCTATTACAGTTAATAACAATGTTACCTATGTAACTCCAGCTAACCTAGGTGTTGTAAATCTTCCAGTAGGTTACTACACAGGTACCCGCGCTATTAGTGGAAGTGTTACTGCCTACTTACGTACAGGCGCTACAAATACTGCCGGACTATTAAGTTCATTACTAACAGCTTCAGCTACTTCAGCGGGTGTTGAGCCAAAATATCAATTAATTGTATCAATCGGCGGCTCTACAGCAACTACTAGAGTTGAAGTAGAGTTACCAATGGCATTCTTACAGATCCCAACAATTGATGCCGCAGCAGTTATGTCAACAACTATCAACTTTACCGCAGAAGGTCATTCAACTGATGCTTCTGGTACCGGTATTGATATTGAAAGTACTAACGAACTAGAAGTTCGTTATATCAAAGCCTAATTTAGGTTTCATAGATACCGGCTTGATCACCGGTATCTCTTTTTAGTGTATATTATAAAAATAGGATAATTATCAATGTCAAATGCAGCTCCTGCTCTTTCGTTAAAAAATCTTTTAGTACCAAGTAAAACAGTAGAAATAGACTACCCTGGACTAAATGGATTCAAAGTTAACGTAGTATTTCTTTCACGCGAAACCTTAGTAGGTATCCGTAAGAAAGCAACAAAAACAACCTACAAGAACCGTCAACCAGTCGAAGAACTTGATGACAAATTATTCTTACAACTATACACTAATGCGTGTATTAAAGGTTGGAAAGGTTTAAAACTAAGTTACTTAGAGCAACTTGCTCCAGTAGACTTAAGTGGACAAGATTCTGAATCTGAACTGCAATGGGATCAAGATAATGCCCTATTCTTAATGCAATCTTCTGCTAACTTTGACGCATTCATTTCTGAAACAGTTACTGAGCTATCAAATTTCACGAAGACCAGTACGCCGAATTAAATGAAATGTTAAAATCCTATTTTCAAAATAGTACTTTAGGAATGACTAAAGAAGCCTATTTTGAAATGTGCGAGTCTCTTGGTGGTGAACCTGAGGAATCTGAGATTCCAGTAGATTTTCAAGATTTACCAGTAGACGCACAAGAAGCCCTTCAAATCTATAATAAACTGCGAGATGAGTGGGATGGATTTAACGGAGTATACCTAGGTAAAAACTACGCAGGTATACTTGATATATTTACTATATTAGATGTACCGG